TCTTTTTTATTGTAGTCATGCATCCTCCTTCACGTATTTTGCATATTCTTCCAAGGGTACTCCAAGTCTTTTGGCGATATGGACTTGGCTTGGCGTTAATCTAACTGTTTTGCGTCCTGACTTTGCGGCTGAGCCTCTGCTCGCAGAAGCAACTGTTTGGACGGGTTTAGTGCTTCCGTTTACCGATCCTCCCTCGTCTTTAAACTTGTGAGGAAACTCGTTTCTTATTCTTTTATCGATCTCAGAATAATAATCATCTGAGTTCGGGTCAAACCCTTCTGTAACTAATCGACGATGTAAGCCAAAACTAGCATATGTCATCGGTTCGTCAACCCCAAACCATGGATTTTTTTCAGCCCATGCTTCGGCTTTAGGGTCTGGTTTTTTAGCAGGCGCTGGAACAGGAGTTTCCTGTTTAGGATTCTTCTTTTCCAACTCTCTTTCTTGTGTAGTCTCTGCATGACGTTGTTGGTCTATTGCGAGCCTAGAAAGAGCTGCTTGAGCTTCTACCTGTGCATCAACATCCCCTGCTTCAATTGCTTGTTGCAAAGTTTTTTTTGCTTGTACAGTTTCAGCTTCTGTTCTAGCTTTATACTGCTCTAAGTAAGAAGAATCAAGTGAATTCAGCTTAGTTTTAACAGTTTTATTTTCATTTGCTACTTTTTGAGCATAATCAATAGCAGCTTTTTCTCTTCTTTCTGATTCTCTAAGTTTTCCAGTTAATTTATCAATTCTTTTTTTAACTTTGTCACTGTAATCTTCGAGCTCTCCTTCATTTGCTATTTCCACTTCAGGTGCAGTAACAGTAGCAGGAGTCGTCTCTAAATTTTCTGTCTCTATTTTCTTATCGTCATCTTTAAGAACAACATCAACATCATCACCAGATGTATCAATATCAACCATCGGTGTTTCTTTTTTTAGTTCTTCTGGCATGGTGCCTCCATGTTAATAAATGTGCAGTATATCCTCAGGATTACTGATTGTTGCGAGTATTTCATCATCATTTAAAAGTCTAATTTCTCCTCCTTCTATCTGTAGTCGAGCTCCAGCATAACGTCCAAATATTACCCAATCCTTTTCCTTGCACCAGGGTCCATCTGGAAATTTAGAAGTATCTTTATATGCATCAGGTCCAACACTTACAACATAACCACATACTGTTGCCGCATTATAAACTTGAACCGTTTCATCTGCTAAAATTACACCACCTTTAGTTTTACCTGTTCCACGGTATGGTAAGACCATTAATCTCCATCCTGTAGGTTGAGGTAATATACTTTTTAATTTTGAGGTAATTTTTTTAGGATCAATAACTTCTTTTTCCTCTATTGTTCCATTGTTTTTTTTTACAGACTCGTTAAACTTGAATACTCTGTCGGGTATTACTGTATCTGTTTTATTCATCTTCTATAACTTTCCTTTTTTCTAGCAGGTCTTTTACTTCCTGTTCTATGTAATCGAGAGACTTAACTTGTCCCACTAAATTCTGATAATTTGTATAGTTTTCTGCTCCTCCCGTCAACATTATATCTGAAATCTGTTTTCGTTTGGTATCTAGTATCTTTCTCAATTCGTCGAGAAAATCGACAAGTATCATAATGTCCTATTTCTTTTTTTTTATTATTCCACCTTTTGCTTTTTTCAAAGGAGATCCCACAAAAGGAAATACTCCTAATACTTTTTTTATTTGGCCAAGAGTTCCAGTTTTTTTTCCAGCCAAACTAGAAAGTTTAATTAATCGTTTGTCAACTTTATCATTCATAAGTTCTCCTATTTTTTCTTAATTAGTCCCATTGCACCTTTAGCACCTTTTATGCCAAAGCTAGCTGAGCATGCGATATATAATAAATGTTTATAATAATCCGGGAGTGATTGCAAAGCAACAAACCCTTTTTGAATATGATCTGTCATTCCTGGAAAAAATACAAGCGTCGCAGGTGCCAAAAGGCAAATTAAAATTAGTTCGTCTTTCCACGAGCCTTTCATTTGGTCTACGGCTGATGCTTCCCAGGCCACTTTACCGGCTATTTGATCTTGTTTGAGTTTAGTTGCCGCTTGAACTTCCGTAAGTTTCAATTGAGCCTTCGCTTTTTTTGTTTCTACGAAGCCAGAAACCGCTTGCCCAGCAACGCCGAGCAAGGGTTTAATTAATAAGTTTAGCATTGGTTAAGCTGCTCCGCCCATCATTTTAGAAATGATGAACAAAACTACGATAGCGACTATTCCTGCCTTAATCCAATCTTTCATCTTCCAGTCACTCCATTCTTTAATGTGTGCCCATAGATCTTTTAATAAATTCATGTTACCTCCTATGAATAAGTTACTTTTTTAGATCGACCTTTCATACCTTGTGTGATTGTAGATTTATTTCCAGGAACAGACATAACTTTTCCTCCCGATTTATACATCATACCTCCACCCATCATTTTTTTAGGTTTCTTTTTTTTAGGTCTCCCTTTCTTACTTCCGTAAGTTCCTGGTCCTTGTGGCATTTTACGTTCTCCTTGTAAATGTTTATTTAACTGAGATCTACTAATTACCACTAGTGTAATATCCTAGTTTCAGTTGTAAAGAAATGTTCTACTACACTTTCAAACAATTTTCTAGCACTTTCAGGTCCTAAACTTTCGACATATAAGTCTCTTGCAACAGAAATAAGAGCTGCAGCTACTTGATATTGATCTCCTTCTTTTTGTATAATCTCTAGTGCCATTACTTTAGCATTAGCTACTGTTTCAAGAAGGACTTTGTTGTTTTCTATTGTTATTTCGGACATTTGCTACCTTTTCTTTTGACCTACGGTCTTTTCCTGCCTTATCTAAAGCTACATTAGCCTTTAATTGAGCAATATCTTCAGTAGATTCTATTTTTTCCTTCTCCATTCTATCCTTTTGAGCTAATTTCTTCTCTTCCATAGCTTGTTTTTCGCCTGATACTTGTGCTTTTAGCTCTAAATCATCTTTTTTAAGGTCAATTTCTTGTTGTTTTAGGTCTACAAGTGGATCATCACCCATATTATCAAACATTTCTTGTTCTTCACTAACCATTTGCTCAATAATTTCTGCAATTTTCATTGCAACAAGACTTTCAATTTGTAATTCCATTTGTTGTTGCTGTTCTGGAGGTATTTGTCCTCCTGCTTGCATCATTAATTCTTGCATTTTAGGTTGCATCTCTTCATTAACAAGTGCTCGTGCCATAAATCCAACATGTTCTGTAATATGTGATTGTAAAACTGTCATTGCAGCAGGATTTTGTCTTACTAAAGCAGAAGACATAAATGCTCTGTGCGCACGAATATGTGCAGAGTGATCTTGTTCAGGAAATGCTAATGGTTTTTGAGCGTCCAATATTCCAGCGTTTTCGATTGCGGGATCTTGAGGCTGGGGTTGAGCTGGTGGTGGAAGAACCTTCTCAATACTTTGGACGCCCAAAGCTTCATACATTCGACGATACGCCTCATGTAAATCATGCATTTGTGGATTTGATTGTGCAAGTTGTAACTGTGTTTGAGCCAATGTAACACGTTGTGCCATTGAAAATATATTTGGATCAGATACAGGAATAACATCAACACGATCATCAAAATCTGTTTGTTTAACCATTTGATCGCCACCTGCAACCATATATGGATACATTGGTGGCATGTATTCAGATAATACTTTTGCTAATAATTTAAATTCTGTTTTTTGTGCATAATGTAAACGTTTATGAATAGCACTCATAACTTTCATGCCACGTTCCATAATTGCCATTGTTGTGCCAACAGGTTGTTGTTGACTACCTCCACCTTCGCCCATTGGCATGTCGGCTACTGCAGCGAAACGTCTTCCTGCATCAACAACAAAACCTAATAAAGCAAATAATGTTTGACTTGGTTCTTTATATGGTAAAGGCATGAGAGACTCACGCAGGTTTCCACCTGGTGCATCTACATCTCGCCATTCTCCTGGGTTAAGGGACTGATCGTCGTCTTTAACTCGCAACCCTCTTGCTTTAAAACCAGCAGGGAGATTGGACAACGTACCAGCGTCGATAAGTTGACGGAGGGCTGCCGTTGCTGTTCTTGATAAACCCCCGAGCATGTGGATAAGACCAAAACCATAAAAACCAAGACCAGGCAAAAACTTGTAGTGTACAAAATATTGCCTTTTGAGGCGAAGCCCATCTTCTGCTTTCCAGTTACGGAAAATAGATAAAATTTTTCCTGAATCTTCATCGATAGTAACAATGTACGGAACCATAACACCTGTTGGTTCACCACTTTCATTCCTATCTTCAAATCCTGGTATATCCAAATCAACATGCATTTCCAAAATATTAAATTCTTCTTCAGAGTATGTATCTGTTGATCCAGAAATTTCATTTTCTTTTGTTTGTGTGTCTGATGAGTTAGCTTTTGTTGGTTGTAATTCTATATCTCTATATAATCCTGCTACTTGTCGCTTACGCAACTCGTTTGATTTCATCTTTACCACATGTGTTACACGCATGCACGTGTCTAAATCAGATATTAGATATGGTACGACAAGATCTTCTGCAGCTACAAATTTAGAAACAGCTCTTTCTAGATTTGCATCATAATAAACTTTTTTAAATGCTGAACCTGCAAGAGGCAAATGAAATAACATTTGATCAAGTTCTGGATCAAATTCTTGCATAACATTTGTTATTTGATAGTTCATAAATTCTTTAACACGTTTTGCTTGTGCGTCAACTTCAGGATTAACTTCTCCTATAACTTGTACATTAACAGGTCCTCCTGCTGGTAATAATTCTTTATATGCTTGTGCTTGAAATTGTGTAACAGATTCTGCTAATAATGGATGTGTAACACCACTTGCTCCTGCAAATGGTTTATCACGTTGCTCGTATTTAAATCCAAGTAGATCTAAACCATCGGTATATGCTTTTTCCCAATCATCACGAGAGCTCTTATCATTCTCATAATCTTTTCGCAGATCACGTGATATTTGATCTAATGTTTCATCATCTAAAGCTTCTGCTAAATTACTATCATGTCCTTGATCTTCTATTCCTGCTCGTTGTGGGTCAAAATCAATTGTTGCCCCGCCTTCTTCGTCATTAATAATTTCAATGTTATCTGGTAAGCCTGTTGTGTCTGGCATTACATCAATTGTTGTTGCTTTTGCATCTTCCACACGCAAAGCATCTTGTGGATTAGGATATAGCTTTTTATCTATATTTGGATAATCCGTCATCTTTCTAGTAGCCATGTGATACTCCTAAAGGTTTAAATAATGGTACAAGGGGACTATACTGTTTTTGCACTAAACCACCATCTTTAAAATATTGTACTTGACTATACAGCATTTCTGGTACTAATTCAATCATTGGTACTTCTACAAAACTTCCACCTTGCTTGACTTTTCCTAATTGAACATCTGATCCTGTAGTTTTAGCTATTCGTTTAATAGAGTCAGCGGCGTTATTATAGATAATATCGTACATTTGTCCAGCTTCATCTCCTGTGCTAGACCAATGTTCCTTAACAACTTGAGCGCTATTTGGAGCATAATGAGAGGGTGCATTTTCATTAATTTTAATTGTACCGTCATCTAATATAGTAAATCTATTCTTTGCTGCTAAATAGACATCATTTTTAACAACTGTATCT